ACCCGCCAAACTCTTTTTTGTCCACAAGCGCCCAGCCATTCCACTGTGGGTTTTTGTTACGAGCGATGCCTGCGTAGGTCATCCCGCCAGTGTCGCCAGCGACTTCATGGAGGACGTAGCCACCCTCGTCCCTAATCATTTGCTCAAAAGCTGGTTCAAACTGAGCCATTAGTTACCTCGTTTAGTTAGCATGGTTGCTGAAATCTCCATCATTGAAATGATGTGTTCTAAGTTGTCAGGTTGACTAGACCATCCTGCCGTAATCTGCCCTATGAACCGACTACGATCTGGGGGCACAGATATTCGGCAGGTATAACCAACTCCTTGCGCTATGTACCAAATGCCCAATTCACTTTGTGGGCGTAGGTACTGACTGCAAGGAACATCCCCCGCCATTAGTTTTACAACATCATTGTTGTTTGCGTGGTTGGCGGTAAACAGACCAACGTCCAAGCCTTCTAACTCCTTACTGCGCCCATCTTTTGTATACAGCCTGTACAGAATCCGAGTGCCCAATATTGGGTTGACTTTGAAAATAGCCACAAACTTAGCGTCTGTTTGTTTAAACAGTACAGAAGCCGCATCGTCTGCTCTTTCCTCGTTGATGCTTGGCATCCGCTTTTGCTCTTGGTACGCAGAGATTAGGAACGATTGGTTTTGCCAAAACATATACCCAACAAAAGCCATAACCCCCATGACAAGGATTGCAAATAGCTTAAATGGACTATCTACGTAGCCCAACACTTTATCAAGCGTTGAATTGGCGTTTAGTTTTTCATCACTCATGGGTTAACCCCAAATCCATACAAGGGTGAACGTACCCCAAATAATGAAGATAACTAAAAAGGCCGCAACGATAAACGCTTCGACCAGATCCCTCATAGCTACAGACCTAAAATCTTTTTGACAAGCTCGCCAGCGACGCCGGGGCCGAACAGCACACACACCATCACCGCGTACAGCAAGTACTCAATCTTCGTCATGCGCTTGTCCCCATCGCGCAAAGAGCGATCTATGCTGTTATAGCGTTCCGAGCAGATAGCTTCATGCACAGCGAGCTTAGTCTCCACTGTTTCCATCTTCAACCTTTGGCTCTGGAGGCTTTGCGGCTTCCTGAATAGCTTGGATTAGTTGGTACACCTCTTGGTATGGGCGTGTACCCAAGTAGCCTAGAAGTTGGTTTGCTGTTTCAATCGGTAGTTGCAGTTTCATGTGTGTCCTTTAAGGTTGTGTAGGCCAAGTGATCTCCCAAGGGAAACCAGTTTGAGATGGTACATCACGCAAACCTTGACGATAAGTTGCCCATGCAGTTTTATCTGCGGTGCTGTCGGCAATCTGTGTCCAGTCGCAGTCTTTAAGCTTTTGATTGCGGTCACTGCGTACAAATTCCGCCTTCTCAGCGTCTTTCACTGCACGGTAAGCAGTTTCCTGTTCAGCGGCGGTTGTCTCACCATCAGTAAAGATTGGGCCAAGCACATACTTGGTGTACCACTTACCTTCTAACTGCTCCACACCTTGGCGCATTGAGTATTGGTATACCGTACCGCCTGTGGCTTGTGGCCCTTCAAACACCACATCTGCGCCATGTGCGTCTAACCATTCTTCGGTTTGAGGCGCGACTGTGATTAACTCTGAAGGGTTTTGAGCAAGCAGTAAGTCACGGAACTCATTCCAAAACATTACCGCGCCTGATTCTCTGATTCGTATTTCCATGATTTTTCCTTATGCGATAGCCAAGAAGATAAAACTACCACCACTTGCATTGATGGCGGCTGGCGCAGTTGATGAAATCTCAAACCCTGCGTTGTATGGGTCAACATAGTCGGTAGATGTTACTTGAGCGGCTGTGGTGTTCAAGAACAAATAAGGGTCATTACCCGCAATAATTCCACGGGCTGAGTCCCAAACGTACCAGTCACCAGTTGAATCTGTGCGTTTTATCATTACAAACCTAGACCCTGCTGTAAAACCACAATTAATTTGAAGCGTTGTGCCTGTTCCTGTGTATGAGCCTACCTTAGAGACCCCCGCACAAGTGGCAAATAGGTGGGCAACAAATGCCGTACCAGAACCATTAACAGCAACATTGTTTGATAAAGAAAAAACAGAACTTGTGGGTGTTGTGCTATTCCATTGGACAGCACCACTAGCAAAAGCGCTAGTCAAATTTAAAAACGCAACATAAGTGGGGCCAAGAGTAGCCGAATATACACACCAAGCATACCCAGCCGTACTCCGACTTTTCACAATCATTAATTCAGGAGCTACCGTTAAATTGTGATTGATTGTCCTTGCAACTCCCGTCCCTGTGTAGCAAACGGTCTCTAAAAACTGAGGCGCACGACGGAAATTAAGTGACCATGTGCGGCTACCATAGTTTTGGTAACCCGTATTGTTGTAATTTATTGGGAAAGTAAGTCCTGTATCTTCAGCGGCATCACTGCTTGTTCGTAACCCTGCGCCAGAATTGTCGTTGGTGGTAGAAACTTTTATTCGTCGAGTAAACGCATTCCAATTGTTGGTTGTGTTGTTTGCAGTGTAATTTCCACCAATTTGCAAATCAATTGGGAAGTTTGTTGTGCCAATAGTAGCATCATTAGCCGCAGTAACCAAAGGCGTAAACACGCTAGTTCCCACGGTTGGGACTTTCATAGGCCCACGGCGAATTGCAATGTAGATGTAGGTAGAACCGACTGCGCCTGATAAATTAAGTTGAAACCCGGTTGGCGAAGGGAATTGAGAATTCCCGCCAGCGGTATTGCTTTCTGAGCTAACAAGGTTTGGGAAAAGCGCGTTGTTTTCTATTTGGCTAAAACCACGACTTGCATCTACTAGAAACCAATTTTCAGTCCCAGCAGAATATTTTTTGTATAGCACCAATTGTGGCTCGTACCCTAAATTTGTAACTAACCCACTAGAATTTCCATTGATGCTAACTGCGGTAAATGATCCGCAAGTAACAATACTATCAGAGCCTGTTGTCCCGAACCCACCCGCATTGTTAGCAAATAAATAGGCTACATAAGTTGAACCACTAGCATTTAAATCAGCACTACTGCCTACAGTAAAAACTGTGCTGGTTGGTGAAGTGTTTTGCCAATTTGAATTTGAAACAGCCGCATTACTGCTAAATTGAAGAGATTGTGAGTTTCCAAGGCTGGTGTGATAAATGGCCCAATCACCTGTACCACCGGTTGCTCTTTTTACCATAATGCATCCCGGAACCGCACCAAGATTGTGAGAAATATTTCGCCCCGCTACACCGTTTCCTGTCCAAGTCACAATATCAAAAAACTTTGCTTTTTTAACAAATGTCCATGATACATATTTATTATCATTAGGGCCAGCACCCGTATTCACAATAGAGCTAGCGCCAATTGTAAATCCTGTTGTAGAAAACCCTGTTACTTCGTTAGTGTTAGTTGTTTGAGCATCGGTTGTATTGCTTCGCAACTGCTTATTCACACCACGATCCGTGTCAGTTAAACTAAAACTACTAGATGCTTTATCTCTTGATTTGATCCAAACCAAACCACCTGAGCCAGATATATTAAGCCCGTTGGTAATTGTTTGCGTTGAGGAGTTGGCGGAATAAATCCAAGAAGAAAAATAATCTTCAACATAAATAGGCGTGTACGCCGTTGTGCCGTAGAAGTTCTGCACACTGATCTGACCGCTACTAGGCACAGCACCGTAAGTGCCTGTTGTACCAGCAGGAACTAAACCACCACCAGCGTAGTACTCATTCAACGCAATAGGGTTCGTGCCGCCAAACTCAGTTTGGATGTCTGTAAATGTGACTGGGCCAGATGATGGGATTGTCATTATTTGGACTCCAATGCCTCTACACGTTTAGTCAACTCAACCAATGCGGCAAATGCCAACGCGCCAAGTTTCTCGTAGTCAACAGCCAATGAGCCGTCTTCACGGGTACGTACAGCGATTGGGAACACTTTCTGTACATCTTGAGCGACCACACCGAAGTCAGCCTTCTGCACGAAGTAGCCATCAGCACCGCCCTTGGACTCGATGTAGTCATCAGTCCAGTCGAACAACTTACCACCGATAGCGTTCACTGTAGCCAAAGCATCAGGGATGTCACGCACGTTCTCTTTGAACTTGATGTCAGAAGAGTAGTACGCAGTGATGTTGCCTGTTGCGTAGATTGCACCAGCACCGGGAGCCGCTGTAGTTCCAACAGAAAAACCGTTTCCATTAAAAAACGATGCAACATCATAAGTGGATGTCGTTCCACCCATGCGGATACTAAAACGCTGACCACCAGTAGTGTTATTAGTTGCAATGTAAACAGTATTGTTTGCGTCATCGGCATCTGTGCCAATATTTAATTCTGATACTTCCGAGACATTCACACCAGCAAATTTTGCCCAAACACCAGCGGATGATTTATAAGTTTCAATCTTTGCAGTAGGAGAACTTGTACCAATACCCAACCCTGTTGAGGTGAGGCGCATACCTTCTGTACCTGCCGCAGTCCAAACAAAACTTCGTGCAGTCGCCCCTGCGAGATCTGATGAGTCAAAAGTAACGCCTGTGTTTTCTGTAATAGTGGTAGTAAATTCAGTTCCTGCGCCAACAGTAGTCTGTCGAATACGCATAGCCACAGCCGCATTAGTGCTGTCAATGTCAAACAAGCCACCAGAAGCCAACAAAAGGTCAGTCCCATCAAAAGTAAGCGCAGAGCCAGTAGCCAATGCACTAGAACTAGATGCGTAAACCACACCGCCTGATGTGAATGACGTAAGACCTGTACCACCATTGGCTGTTGCCAATGTGCCTGCCAACGTGATCGTTCCAGACGTGGTGATTGGGCCACCTGATGTGGTTAAGCCTGTAGTGCCGCCTGATACTGCAACGCTAGAAACAGTACCTGCCGCGCCGCCTGAAGAAGCCAACAACGTAACCGTGCCTGCGCTGTTCTTTGCGTACAGCTTCATGTCAGCGATGTTTAAGCCGAGTTCTCCATTAGCAAGGTTGCCAGAAGTAGGGACAGCCGCCGCTGTGGTGCTGTAGTACAGCGATATTGGGGTGAAGCCTGAAGCCGCCATTAGAATGTACCTCCGAAAATGCCAGTCGTGGCATTCAATGTTGTAAATGCGCCAGTTGATACGGTTGTCGCACCAATCGATGTTCCGTCAATTGTCCCACCAGTAATAGCCACAGTACCTGCGTTTTGCGTTGACATGGTTCCTAAACCAGTGATCGCTGTATTAGGGATCGTGGTCGATGCTGACATTGCGCTTGTGCCGTTGCCAAACACATAACCAGACAACGTGGTTGCGCCAGTACCACCATTAGCTACATTCAATGTGCCAGCAAGTGTGATTGTCCCTGACACGGTGACAGGGCCTCCAGACGTTGTGAGTCCAGTCGTACCACCAGACACGTCTACGCTTGTCACAGTACCGCCAGCAGAAGGCGTAGCAGAGATCGTGATGCCACCAGAGGAGTTTGAGATGCTGACGTTCGTGCCAGCAGTCAAAGTCGCTAGTGAGTAGCCAGTACCGTTACCGATAGCCAACTGACCATTGGTAGGTGTAGCTGTTAAACCTGTACCGCCATAAGCTACACCAATAGCTGTTCCATTCCACGTTCCTGCTGTCAGCGTACCAACGCCAGTGATACCAGTGTAAGAACCGCTCAAACGACCCGTAGGAAGCGTTCCAGAGGTGATGTTGGTAGCGTTGGTAGTGTCAGTCGTTGCAGAAGCCGCAAGACCTGATACAGCACCAGCCGCAATTGCAATCGATGTGTTGGTGACCAAAGTCAATTGACCTTGGGAGTTCACAGCAAAGACTGGGACTTGCGAGGCAGAACCGTAGGTCGCCGCAGTCACAGCAGTATTGGCAATGTTGAACGTGTAGGCAGGCGACTCGCTTAATCCAGTGCCAGCGGAATACACTAAAGGCGCACCAAACTGAGCGAACACGATTGCTGTTGTACCTACAGTAATGGGTAAGGGTGTCTGCTGTACCCAAGAAGTATTAGCTTGTGTCGTACCTGCTGTGATCAAGAAGAAGTCACCAGCATCAATCTTATCTACGCCTGCACCAGCGGTATCAAAGTCTGAAGCACGAGTTAGGATGTACGGCGCACCAGCAGATCCAGTCTGCGTAACCGTGTACACGCCATTGTTCGCCTGCGTAACTTCGTTCTTAACCAAGATACGATTAGAAGTTGCAACAGCTACGCCATCAACGCTTAATCCACCGTTTGCATTTGCGGTTAACGTAGCGCCTACACCAGAAGCACCGTTGTTGTACGTGTTAGCCGCTAGAGCTGTAGTGGTCGCTAAACGGCATGATTGGTGGAAGTTAATACCAGACGCAATAGCATCCGCGTAGTCTTTGTTGACAATGTCATTACCAGTTGTTGGTGCAGTGGTAATTGTTCCTGTGGTCATTGCCACAGAAGTAAACGTACCAGCCGCCGCAGTTCCAGCTCCGATGGTCGTGCTGTTGATTGTGCTACCAGTGATAGCAACACCAGATGCTGTACCGCCTGTAATCGCAACGGCAGAAGCATTTTGGGTGGACATTGTCCCTAACCCAGTGATGTCTGTGTTTGGAATAGTCGCGCTGGCGGTCATAACCGACGTACCTGAACCTTTGACATAACCAGTCAAAGTATTTGCGCCAGTTCCGCCATTCGCTACGTTTAATACGCCAGCAAGGGTTACAACTCCACCAGTAGCGGTAGAAGGCGTAAAACCTGTGGATCCAGCGCTGAATGTAGATACACCACCAGCCAAGCTGAATGAACTCCAAGATCCAGCGGCGTAGCCTTCAAAGACTTGAGAGTCAGTGTTGTAGCGGATTTGACCTGCAAGTCCTGCTGGAGTTTGTGCTGTTGTGCCGTTGGGGACGACCACGCCCCCAGTGCCGGGCAACACCGCATCCGAGGCAATTGCAAAAGTTGGGTTACCTGACGCACCATTGCCATTTGCAATCGTGATCTGGTTTGCTGTACCAGTTAAGTCGCGACCAGCAACAGAAGTACCACTGCTGACTAATGCCAGCATTCCAGTACCAGACAAGTTAGCTACAGCCGCCGCTACGCCGCTCAAAGCAAGCGTTGGGTTAGCACCAGTGCCATCTGCATTAGACACGCTTAAACCAGCTCCTGACGTGGCTATGGAGCGGTTTACCAGCGTACCAGCACCGTTCTTGACGACAATACCGCCACCAAGTGGATTCAATTCGGAAACTGCACCAGTAAGCGCAATTTGATAGTAGGACTGTGCACCGCCATCAACCAAAGTAACGCCTGTATTGGTAGATAAGTAACGACTATTTGCCAGTGTTGGTTCTTGGTTCTTTGTTAAGAATGTTGCCGTCAGTGCAGGGGACGCGGCAATAGCGCCTGTTGTAGTCTGTACGGTCTGACCGTTCTGAACGATAGGAACAGATTCTGTACCAGTAATCGCACCAGCGGCAGGTAATTGTGTGATCGTTACTTGTGCGGACATATTATGGGCTCAGTTGGTCTA